ATGATATTTGATGCCGGACAGATGGAACGACTTCTCCATCATCTCGGCTTCGACCATTATCCGCGAGCAATAGGGAACCCCCGTCAAGAGTTCGTTCACACGACTGACGAAATTTATCCCCGGCTCAGAAAGTGGGATGGTGGCGAATCATGCTTCATCTCAACCGCAGGCTACGACAACATCGTCCATGAGGTCGGAGGTAAGAAGGCCCCAAGGACCGTCGTCCATGAGATGACCTTCTTCGATTTCGACCACGAGACAAAACCGGAGAATGCGTTTGCTGATGCCCAGCGATTATCTCAGTTCTTGCGGAAGATGGACATAGCACATTGGGTTCAGTATTCCGGGTCGAAGGGCTACCATTTGTTCATCATTCACAAACCGACCCGCTTCAAGTTTGAACATACCGATGGTTCAGCGGACGCGCTCAAGACTCTCATCAATCAGACTCAGACTCACCTTTCGAAAACTCTCGGCTTGAACACACTCGACGAACAGACGACGGGGGACCCGAAGAGGCTTTGTCGAATTCCATTCACTCGCCATGTGAACAGGTTCGGAGATTCTTCGGGGCGAATTGCTCTTCCTGTGGAAGTGGAAAAACTTGACGAAATCTCACACGAGGAAGTCGAGAAGTCAGCCTATCGAGCCCAATACTTTCTGCCGGACATTCCCGGTAGGAAAATTTCGCTTGCGGCGTTTATCGAAGAACTCGGTATCGAACTCCACCGGCCCGAGACTCAGATTCGGGATATTATCGGCGTGGACTACGAGACATACGGCGGCGCTGATGTGTTCATGTCGAGTCTGAACTATCGCTGTCCCGGGGTGGTGAACGAACTCAAGAGAAGGAACCCACCACATAACGCAAGGGTTTTCAGCGCTCTCTTCGCCAAGTCTTTGGGATATTCGCCCGACAAGTTTGAGGAAGTTTGGCAAGAGATGGGACAGACGGTCGGCTATGTGGACCTACACAATACCGAACATCGGCTCTATCAAATCTCAACTCTCTTCGACAATCCTCGCTATCGCGCATTCCCGAATTGCACGACGCTCAAGAAGAAGGGCTGTTGTATAGGTGAAACTTGCCCGCGCTGGAAAGCGTTTATGGGGGTGGGCGAGCAGGTCCCTACAATCAAGAGAACATGGAGGAAGAAGCGTGCCAGCGAATAAGAAACCCCGATTCGAAAAGATACTCACGACCGTTGAAACCCTTGCCGAGTGGGAGCAAGGGTCGCCGAACCTCGGTGAGATGTTGGGTATGTTCCGTTTTTTGAGCGCCCGAATAGAGGAAGAGATTCAGAACCCCGAAGTATTGAGCCCAATAGATTGCTACGATGTGCGACAGCGAATCGGAGAAAGAATTCTGAACGAAATGATGACTCGTCATCGGCGAGTGGACCATCGAGAACATTGGACGATGCTCGGCTATCTCGGCGAATTGGGTTTTGAGGTAGTCCACCTTGATACGGGCGAGGGCGATATGAATACTCGCCGGGTCGCAATCGAAAGGAAGGAGGACGATTTGGTTCCAAGTCTTTTTGACGACAGGCGACTGAGGCAATTGAGCGCCATGCGCGAAGAGGCTGAGTTCTCGTATCTCGTCGTCACGAAGTCCTACTCAGAAATCAAGAAGGGATTACAGGAGCGCCAAGTCTCAGACAAGATTCTGACTTCGTTCATCGCCAGCCTATGCGCGGTCGGCTACCCACCGGTTTTCATCGGCGACCGATACGACGCCTCTCAAGTTATTCATTCCATAGTCGGGAAGATTGAGGACGACAATCATCGTCTGTATATTCCACGACCGAAGGGCGCAAGCCCGAATGCGTTTAGGGATGCGATGATTGAAGCGCTCCCCCGAATCGGAGCGAAGACAAGGCGCAAACTCGTCAAGGAGTTCGGCTCCATCTCCGGGCTATGCCAAGCGTCAGTCGAAGACATGGCGAGCATCGAGGGAATCGGCAAAGCGACCGCTGAGAAGATTCACAAATGTCTTCATCAGAAGAATGGAAAATGATTGATTTTTGAGAAGAGGATTTTGGGGCGTCTTCATTAAGGCAGGTAGGCCGTTAAGCCAATATGCCCCCAAATGTCCTTGTTGTCGGATTTGATACTCGCGGGTCTAAGTTATTTTGCAGTTGCACTTCTATTCCATAGGGGTGTTATTCAGACCGGGCTTTCTAACCCAGCCGCCGTGGTCGCTTCACTCGCCTGCTTTGTTTGCAGGTCCGTTCGCCACGAAACCCGTCGCTCTCCAAGGGGGCTTCCCCCTCAGAATGTTCTCATTCCTCTTCCCGGGGCTCGATGACCCCACCCGAGTCTCGCTCGGACATTTGATGGGAGGGGCTATCACTATATGAATGTTTTGGTTCTCTCAATGTTCCTGTTTATGTTCGAAAACCGGAAATCCAACATCACTTGCACGGTAATTTGGGTTCGCTTGCATGGCCGTAATCCGGAAGCCGAACATCACTTGACCGGAAGCGATTTCATTAAGAAGGTGGGGACGGAGTGGGGACTATGTGGATAGAGTCGTTCAGACCTCAGACTCTTGACGACATTGTTGGTCAAGAACACATCACCCGCCGGATTCGATACATGATTGACGAACTCCATCGAGAGGGGAATGATGGCGCGTGGCCACACATGATGTTCGCAGGTCCAGCCGGAGTCGGGAAGACTTCGATGGCTGTTGCCATGATGCGTTCACTCTTCGGCGACGATTGGTCGATGAACTACATCGAACTGAATGCGTCTGACTCTCGGAGCATCAACGACATTCGTGGGGCCGTCAAGGACTTCGCACGAAAGGGAGTCATGGGCGTCTATCTCGTGGATGGGAAGCCCACCGCAATTCCGTTTAATGTGGTATTCCTTGACGAATGCGACAACCTAACTCCGGACGCACAGGCGGCACTTCGCAGAATCATGGAGCGATTCTCAAAGCAGACTCGGTTCGTTCTGTCGTGCAACTATCCTCACCAAATCATCGACCCCATCAAAGACAGGTGCGCGTTCAGCGACACCCGGTTCACTCCGATACCAGCGAAGACAATCTATCGCGCTCTCAAGAATGTAGTCGAGAAGGAGGAAGTCGAGATAACGCCGGAGGCATTGAAGGCAGTTGCGAAATACTCCAAGGGTTCGATGCGGAAGGCGCTGAACTTTCTGTTCTCCGCAACAAGGGTCCCGGGCGAAGCCACGATTGAAGATGTGAAAGAACTCGTTGCCGAACTTGACGACGACAACATGAGACAACTTCTGAGCCTTGCGTATGCGGCGTCCGAGGCTGAGGGAACGAAGCAATCGAACTATCTCCGTAAGTGCGATGAGATGGTGGATTCATACGGCGAGCGCGGGGTGAGCGGCGTGGAAATTTTGGACGCGATTTATTCCTCAGTGTCCAAAGATGAGCGGCTACCAGCCGGGGTTAAGCGAAATGTATTCAAACATCTCGGACAGGCCATCTTCCAATGTGCGGCGGCTCAAGACGATATTCTCGCCGTGAAGGTCTTCGTAAGGAGGGTTGCGCTTGAGTCGTGAGGGGAGAGAGTCACTACCGGAACGAAAGAAGATTGTGTTCCTCCATCGTGTTGGTAAATTATGGGACCGGGACGATAATCAACAAATCCTACAGACCGTGGTTGAGCGGCTTGAAATGGGAATCGCAACCTACGGTCATGGCTTCCGGAAGGACGACGACACTCGTCAGTTCGGAACCGAGAAGGACACATGGGTTGAGATGGGATTAGAAGAGGCGCTTGACCTCAGTCTGTATCTGACTGCGGAATTGCTTCGCATGAAGGATGAACGGGCGAGAGAATGAGAGCGCATAGAAAACCCGGGGATGCGAAGAAGAGACAAGAGAGCGGGTTTGCTATGGCGAAATGGAGCAGGGCGCGACGAATGTGTCGTCAGTGTAGGAAGAAGAGGAACCTCGCTTGGGACCCGGAACATATTCTATGCTACGAATGCAAATACCCGAACGCTTCCGACCTTGCTTAAGTAGGTGGGGAACCCGTCTTCCGGTATGGAGACTGAGCCGCACTTAATCGTCGATGTGTTCTATCGAGAGACTGAGCAACCGAAGTCACTCACAACCTATCTCCGATTGAAGACCCTTGACGGTCAGACCCGAACCCTTGGCGTCACCAATTGCGTTCCGAGGTTTTGGACAGAAGTCAATCAAGGGACTCAGCCCAAAATGAAATCAATCACCGGCGAAGACCTTTGGGAAGTTCGCTGTGAACTGCCGTCAGAAATCAAGGGACTCGCCGCTGAGAACTACCCGCATTATTGCGCCGATGTTCGTTGGGCGAATTTGGCCCGCTGGATTTACGGATGGACCACGGTTATTGAGGTCAATAGTTCGATTCAATGGAAGGAAGGAATTGGAATCGGGAGAACCAAGGACATTCGACCAAGCGAAATCCCGCCCGACAAATTCGAACTTGATACGCTTTGGTTCGACATTGAGACTGAGGACTCGCTTGATACGGAGGGGACCGATGGCAGAATAGTCAGTATTGCCTTCTTGCGTCCCGATGGAGCGCATGAAATCGGGACTTGCCACTCCACCAGCCCGAGGCAGGTGAAGCGCTTCATGCAGTCTCAGAAGGCATTGGAGAGCGTCGTTGAACACACGGAGCCTATACCTCCCGTGGAGGGTGATGTAATCGTTCAGAACTTCGACCAAATTGACGAGGACGAAAGAGAGGCGCACCTCCTATGGTGGTTCCAAAGGCGGCTTGAGGAAATCAATCCCGATGTGCTGGCTGGTCAGAATATCAAGGACTACGATATTCCGTATCTCATCAATCGGTGCAAGAATCAGAATCGGGCGATGCTCTCCCGGCACGGAGGCAAACCCCCCGTTCATCATCGCTACCCGGGAATGTGGATTCTCAAACAAAGAGTTCTGTTCGATTCAAAACTTGCCTACGCCGAGCAAGTTCGAGGGGCGGCGGCAACAACCGGCCGAGCATCCCTGTCGTGGATGGCGACTTCGGAACTTGGCTACGGGAAGGTCCCTCGCACGCGCATAACAGAATTGATGAAGCGCGACCCAATGATGCTGGCTGTCTATAATGCGTGGGATAATGTCTGTGCGGAACGGGTTTGCACCAAACTTGACCTCGTGAATTTCTATCTCATCAAGACCGGCTTTCACAATTCGACACTCCGGAATTCTCACACGAACATGATGTTGATTGAGGACATGATGGGACACCTTCTGATGGAAGAAGGCAAAGTCATGCCATCGGTTGCTGTCGTGCGCGAGAGAACCAAGGGCGAAATCGAACAGGGCGGTCATGTGATGGATGCCCCGGTCGGCGTATGGAAGAACGCATTCGAACTTGATAACTCAATGGAATATCCATCAGCCATTATCTCGGGCAACTTCTCCCCCGACACGGCAGTCGAGCCCGCAGAAGAATATCCGTATGAGGTCACAATCACTCCGGCCGGTCGAGTCTATCGACGGGACTTTGAAGGCATCATGCCCCGGGTTCTCCGGTCGCTTGCTGAACTCCGAAGGAAGACCCAGCAACAGATGAGGGAGACTGACGACCCAAACTTGGCGGCAGTTCTCAATCAGAAGCAACGGGTCATCAAGGAGAATATGAATTCGTGGTATGGTGTGCTGGGCTCGGGAACTACATCGAAGACGAAGGGCAGACCATTCCGTCTGACCGCACCGGGCATCGGAAGTGATGTGACCGAGATAGCGAGAATTCACAACGATTGGAACAAGGACCATCTCAACAAATGGACACTCGGGTTTGATGAAAAACTTGGCGTGATGCCCCAAGGGTCAGAAGGCTTCCAACTGAAATTCACAACTCTCTATCAAGACACGGACTCGTGCAAGGTCGCAATCGAGAATCACGATGAGGCAGAAGAAGCCGTGTGAAAATTCACCGAGCAAGATGTAATCAATATCTCCGACCAACTCTCAATCATGCTCAACGACACCTACGACGATTTCGTGAAGCAATATCTCAATGTCGATAAGAACGAGTTTTTCCTCGTCAAGCGTGACGCCGCCTACGAACGCTACTTCTCTTGGGGAGTCAAGAAGCGATACGCCTACCGACTGTTCGACGGAACTCAAGGACACCGAGGCGTGGAGATGCGCAGGTCGAGTGCGCCGACCGTAGTGAAGGAAGCCCAAGCCCGAATCTTCGACGCGATACTCGATGGGGTCACACGAGAGGGCATCGTCAGAATCCTACGAACGATTCACAACGACATTATGGATGAAGAGATTACACCAGCAATTCACTTCGGGACTCCAATGGGAATGAAGACGAACACGACCCAGCAATTCAAAGCCGCCATGTGGAGCAACAAAAACTTGGGGACGGATTTCGATATTGGCGATAAGCCGGTGATTTATCTTGCTTCAAATACCCCCAAGGGTTTGCCTTCTAACAAGGTGGTCGCATTAGAATACTCGGAGAAGCCCGAAGACCACGGCGTCATCGTGGACAGGCAACGGTCATTCGACAAGCACTTCAAAGCGAGCGCGTCGTGGAAATCCATTCTGTCCGCATTCGGAACTTCATGGGAGAACGCATTGGCCGGGGTCCATCTCGGCAACTTCGACGGGTGGTTTGAATGACTAACCCGACGAACACAACCCAAGCGACGAGAATCTATCACGCCCTAAAGGGCGCTCCATTCAACATGACGCATTGGCAAGCCGCATGGCTGATGAAGATGTTCTTCGCAGAACTGCCGGGCATGGAAGGGACTCTATGGAGAGAGGCGGCAAAGGACAGGGAGTATTGGCGATTGGCTTCTGAGATTGTCGCCGCGCTGGCGATGCGCCGTGACCCGGTTCACTCGGGGAAGGTAATCCTCAACGAAATTTGGCCGCGTTATCCAAACCAAATTCCCGAAGCAAGTTTTACGACAGCCAAGAGCGCAGTAAAGTTGGTTGCCGAGGCTATGGAGTTCAATACCCAACAGAAGAGGAAGTGTTTGCAGATTGTCGAACCGATTTTGCGGTGGGAACGAAAGCAAGCCGAACTCATGTGGGACGACCGAATGATTGCCTCATGGTTGAAAGTCAAAGGATTGAGGAAGTGAATCATTGATACACCGGAACATTAATAAGCAACCTCGTGTTGGCTTAGACCGTAGGGTATAGCGGAGAACCGGCGAGCCCGACCAAAACGAAAAAAACGGAGAGAAAAATATGCAGTTAATAGATGCTATGAGAGATGCAGTAAGAGGCGCTGGTGGGCGCATATCGGAGGATGATTACATCACTTCGATTATGGACCAACTAACCGCCGACGGAGGGTCGCCTGTTGAGCGGTCCATCCGTTCGAATGCGTTCGCCGCAGGGCGAATGAAGCAGGCAGGCGTGACGAGAGTCACCATCGGCGGAGGCGCTGATGTTGTGAAGGAAGTATGGATTCAGAAGATGGCAGACGACTTGCAGTCGTTCGGAGCCAGCAACGGCTCATCTTCGACCGGCGGTGGTGGCCACGCGGCTACCATCACAAATGCTACCGGACAGGTTTGGATGGGAATTCCCGTCGCAGACATTTCGACCTTTGACGACAGGACAGCCGCGCTTGTTCCAAAGACTTCACCCGGGTTCGTTGAGAGCCCCGGCGAGGAACTTGAGGGAATGGCAGACGCATTCATCGAGGGACTTCACATGATATTTGAGGGACCAAAGGGATGCGGGAAGACCATCGCAGTCGCACAGTTTTGCTTCAACACCCAACTGCCAATGTATAGGTTCAACTGCTCCGAGGGAATAACCGAGGACGACTTGGTTGGATGCAAAGAGGCAATCGCTGGGAACACAGTATGGGTTGATGGAATCATCCCTCGCTGGGCTCGCACCGGTGGAATCCTTTTCGCTGACGAATTCAACGGCGCTTCGCCGTCCGTCATGCTATGGCTACACATGGGAATGGACTCGGGAACTATCCTTCTTCCAACAGGCGAGAAGATTGACCTTCACCCGACTTGCAGGGTCGTCGCGGCTATCAACCCGCCCGAGGACTACGCTGGGCTTGAGGAACTAAACGAGGCTACTCGTGACCGATACGCTCTCGGACTTGAGTTCGACTACCTACCATCGGCAGATGAGCAGAATGTAATCATGGACCAATCCGGCAACTTCGACTCGGGCCTTGCTCGTGAGATAGTCACACTCGCTGGCGACCTTCGCAGACTCAAGAAGGACGGCTCGCTTGGGAAGGACTGTTCCACTCGTTCACTCGTGCAGGTAATGAAACTTGCAAAGAGGCAGAACCAAACGAAGGCAGTCGAGAGAGCGCTCATCAGCAAATACGACAGGCACGACAGGGAGAAGGTGCGCACAACAGCACGCGCTCGCCTTTCGAACTTCGGCGTCATCACGGCTTGAGATAACCACTACAACACCCCCGGACCGGGGGAGGGGAACCGGGGGAGTTCACTCTCCATCCCCTCTCCCACCGGCGGGTTAAATAGGTGGGATTCTGAGGTTGGCTTGTGCGGCAGACTACTCTTCACGAATTCGGTGCTGAGATAACCGGCGACAGGCAGGCGACACTCCATGAGTGGTGCAACTAATCTCTATGGTCGAAAGGCCGATTGGGACCCGCTGAAATCTTGGCTTGAAGCATGGAACAGCGGGAGCAGGCCCGAAGTCTATCCCTTCATCATCATAGGTGAATCCGGCTGGGGCAAATCCACTCTCGCGCATCGCATGAGTGAGGCCGTAGGCATGGCCCCGACTGCCAGCGACGGCGGGTTCCGAGATGGAAAACAATTACAGAAATGGTTCGGCCAAGTTCGAAGTAGGTCGTTCACCAACGAGATGCGCGTCGGGATTCTTGACGATGCGTCATTCCTTTCGTCCGCTGAGTGGAAACTTGTCGGCGAGCAGGTGAAGTTGAAGGCGTTCCCAATGGTCGTGTGCGTTCAGACCGACGCCGATATTCCTTGGCCAATTCGAAAGGGCGCGAGCATTCTCAAACTTGAGCAACCGAAGCCGGAGTATCTTCATAGATTCTTAGAGACTATTGAGCCCGATAGGTCGGACCTTTGGACCATAGCGAATCTTGCGTCAAGTTTTCGACAGGCAGAACTGATTCTCAAAACGACACCCGAAGGATTCGTGGACAAGTTTGCGGACTCGTTCCAACAACGCATTCCATCTCGGACTCGTCATGCAGAAGTCGTCGCCATCTTGCAAGGCAAATACCCCGACACGAATTTCACTTCTCATCCTCTCGCAATTTTGCAGGCCGCGAATCACAATCATGCGGACCCGGAACAAGTCTCGGAAGCAATCGTCCTCCACGGAATGTCGTGGAAGACGGACCTATTGGAACCAATAGCCCGAGGATATTTGGTGAATCTCAGAACAAAAACTTGGGCTCGTCCTCCATTCAGAAAATTGAGAAGGTGAATATATTGAGGGACCGGAACATTAATAAGGAAGGACGGAGTGGCTTAGACCGTAGGGTATAGCCCGACACCGGAGATGCGAGACATGGAGCAGATGATAGAGACACGAAAGGCCGATGACGCCGCTATGGATAGGGCGCTTGGCCGAAGAATGCTACACATCGGACGCATCATGGCAACCGATTCACACGGAATGGGAACGAGAGTCAAGACCGTCACAATCGACACCGACGGACGGGCTTGCACTGATGGCGAGAATGTTTGGATTCCTTCCAGCATGGGGAAGACCCCGGAGCAGAATTTGATAATGCAAGAAGCAGTTCTCGCTCACGAGATTGCTGGCCACCACCGATACACGGACTTCACAGTTTGGAACAACGAGGTCGTGAAGAAAATCAAGAACGGGACCGAGGACCCACTACTTCACCAATTCGTGAACTGCCTTGAGGACTCCCGAATCAATCACCTACTTTCACAGGACTTCCCGGGTAGTGGGAAGAGAATGGACTACACTCACGCAGTCTTCATGGCCCGCCATAAGGCTCACACCACTGACCTATCTCCGCAGAAGCAACAGGCGATGGTCGCTATGATGAGCGAGACAATCGCGCACGAGGCACATTGGTTCACCACGCCCGAGGTCGTCGCTTGGATGGACGAGAACAGGGCGCTCATGCAGAACGCTTGCAGTCAGCCCGACACCCGTGGAGTTGTGAAGCAGGCAAAGAGAGTTCTCGCTTCTTTCAGAAAGGCATTCCCCGAGGAAGAGATGGACCCTAACATGAACGGTGGCTACGACGGCAACGGCGGAGACAACGCTGAGGGAACCTCGGCCGAGATGGAGTCTCAGTCCGACATAGAGAGAGCGGCACAGGCCCAGCAACAGAACGGTGGAGAGCCCGAGAAGGTATCGAAGAACCGGTTCAACGACAAGAAGCAGAAACTTGAGAAGTCCCTTGACGAGCAGAAGGAGAACCAACAGGGAGACAGTTCCCCCGGTGGCGAATCCAGCGATGCTGAGGGTGATGACCCGGATGGTGGACTTGGCGGCGACGAGGACGGCGAGGCTGACGGCGATGCAGAAGGTGGCATGGGCGGCGATGGCGACGGCGGCGAAGAAGCAGACGGAGCAGGCTCCGAATGTGATGGCGCGGCTGACGGCGAAGGCGACGGTGACGGTGGCGAATCCAGCGACGGCGAGGCCGACGGACAGGGCGACGAGAGCGACGCCAACAACGACGGCGAGGACGGATGCGGCGGCGAGGACTTCAATCCATTCGGCGACGCTGAGAACATGGATGACTTCACAGAACTTTGGGCAGACCTACAGGGCGACGCCCGGGCTTCGCTTGACTCGATGGACAGGGAGGCTCTTGACGAGCAAATCCACCACGAGGAAGATATGCAAAGGGCGCTTGACGAAGTGGAACACGAGAGAATATCCGTGGAGGGTCACTCCTTGGAAATCGTGGCTGGCGCAACCGATATGTTCCAATACGACTACGAACACAATTCTCATCAACTCATCAACGGCAACGAGAGATACAACGGAGTCAAGGAAGAGAACAGGTCCGGCATTCAGAACTTGGTGAACGAAATCAAGAGACAACTCAAAGGACGAAACTCCCGCATGGAGCGTGGACTCAAGAGAGGCCGCGTGACCAACAAGGACATTTGGAAGGTGAACCAAACCGGAGCGAAGATGTTCCAGCGAAGAGCCATCCCGAAGAAGGTGGACGCTTCCGCAATCATCCTCATTGACTCGTCCGGTTCGATGGGCGGCAGAAAGTCGGCTTGCGCGGCAGACGCGGCAGTCGTCTTCTCCGAGGTAATGCACGCAGTCGGTGTGGACTACGAGGTCATCGACTTTTGCACCGGCCGAGGAACTACCATGAGAGTTCGAAAGGCGCTTGACTCCACACTCGGCGAGACTGAAAAGGCAGTCATCTCCAACCCAACTTCCGGAGGATGCAACGCTGACGGATATGCGGTTCAGTGGTGCTTAGACAGGCTCCGAACACGACAGGGCGCGAAGATGCTCTTCGTCCTCTCGGACGGTCAGCCAACTGACGGCGGACCCGGTGGAATGCACGCAGGCGAATGGCTCAGAAAGGTCGTCGGCAACGCTGGAAAAGATGTGGCGCTTGCTGGCGTGGGCATTCAATCCGATGCAGTCACTTCCTACTACGACAATTGTATAGTCGTCAATGATGCCCGAGAACTTGCTGGAAAAATGCTTCCGGTGATGAGGGGAATGCTAAACAAAATCGTGGTCTGAAATGTTAGTGAATGGAATTGGTGAGGAAATTCCCGAAGAGGGAACTGAGCGTCAGACGAAGTGCTGTCTATGCTCCGGGCCGTTGGGTCCGATTGCGCTTGATGGCCATAATCCGGCTCCGCTTGCTCGGATGCCCGACAAATGTTGTGATGATTGCAACATGACGAAGGTAATGCCAGCGAGATTTTCCAATTATCAAAAACACTTGCCCTACACACCTCCCCATTCAACCGACAGCACGCTAAAATGGATGAGGTCGAATTGGCCGAAGGATTCGAAAAAGGCCGAGCAGTATAACCCCCAATGGAGGAATTCGTAATGTGGTCCACAGTGAATATGACTCGTGATATGAAGGCGGATAGAACCGCGTTCAACCGGGCTCACAATGCTCAGTTCTCAGCGTTCAACACGGCTTCGGGAACTCTCACTCAACTACTCAAATACGACCAAGACTTCGGACTTGGAATTTTTCCACGCGCTTCGACCGACCCAAATACTTGGCGAAATATCACACGAGAGAACAAGGAACTGAACGCAGAAGTTCTGAGTCTATGCAGGTCAATAGTTCCGGAGTTCCGTGATAGCGTTCGCAAAAAAGGAAAATTCGGGAACGCTACGGAATGGCTCGCCACCCTTGCAAAGTTAGAATCCGATTGCCAGCGCACGAACTCCCTTGCTCAATTTCCTCACTACAACAGATGGAAGAAGGCAGGTGCGCTTGATGGCTCATTCATCGTCCATGTGCTGTCTCAGCATCAGAAGAACATGGCGAAAATTACGGGTGCGCTGACGAGGAACGCTTCGGGAGGCGGCTTGAATGGCAAACCTTGGCCGGAGTTGGGTGAAGGCAAATTCACTTGCCCGCTCATTCTCACGAGTTCGATGTTCGATACCCCAGCAGGGAAGAAGGCAAACTTCCCTAACGGAATAGGCCCGCGCTGGCAAATGATAGTTGATGAGATTACTCGTCATCCCGACAAATGGGAGTCGGGCTACATGGCGGCGGCAGTCACCAACACATTCCCACAGGGATTCACAAATTCAATTCCATTCGAGAACGGCGACCACGGCATCTATGAGGTATGGAGAGTTGTGAGGGGGCAAACCTCAGTCACCGATAAGCGAGATGTTTTGATGGTCCGGGTTGGTTTTTCGAACGGGCTCTATTTCGATAACGCAGATTATACAGACTCGGCTTCGGGTTCGACTCATCACCAAATTCAGAAAATTGGAATGGGCCGAAGGATGCACGGAACCAAGAGAACAAACTTGCTGACTCCCGATAAGCACGGTCGAGAGATGTGGGAATATAATGATTGCAACATGGACTTCGATACGAACGGTGTGAATAAGGATTGGATGCCCACAGGAAATCAGCAGGCTCAGTTCCTCGCTAACAGTCCCGGCAACGAAGGACTCCACATATTCAGACTTCAACCAAACTTGGTCGAGATGCAAACCAAGAATCAGAATCCAATGGCGCTCAAAGCGAACTTCATCAAGGTCGGTGACTACATCGTTCTCATCAGCGCTACATCTCGGAACCACGCCCAGCAACGACTCCACGAAGAGAACATGAGAATCAAGACCGTCCCGTCCAGCACGAACGGGAATGTTCACGACTTCGTTATCACTTCCCCACGGGTGGGTTCGTTCCTTCATCTTCCGCAGATGCGGGTTGCGCTTGGACGACCCTATCATCCCGAGCATGGAAAATATACAAAAACAGAATTCCCCTTTTCGTCACAAAAAGCAAAGGAGGCAATCGGCAATCCGAAGAAAGGAAAAGTCCGAATGTTCGAACCGATGACCGCGACAGAACTTTTGACTATGGTGATGGGAATGCAGACAGCAACAAATGAAGGTGAAATAATGGAAGCAGAAACGATGGAAGAACAGAAAGCGACGGAATTTATTCCGACATGGAAAGACAACAGACCGAAGAAGACCATCAGCAAGACGAAGGGAACTCCCTTCTTCACTGATGTTATTCGGTGCGTGGTGTGCAACGGACGGAACCTCGTTCGACTACCAAAAACACCACCCTATGAGAATGTGGAATGCGCCCACTGTGGCGCACCCGAAGGGGTTATAACCATCCACTTGAACTCAGAATCCCCGGGAGTTGAGATAGCGGAACCGCAACCATTCCGCTGATACAGGAGGAAAATGATATGGCAAAAAAGATACCCAAACAATTGAGGAAGAGCATAATGAAGGCTCTCGTGAACACGAGTGAGCCGCTGACCGCAACGAACATCTCGGAGCGATTAGAGAACGACCCGGACTTGCCCATGAGCATGAAGATGCCACCACGGAAGTTCACATTCACGATGAAGAAGTTCGCCCGAGAGGTTGGACTCATCAATCAGAATATCCTGTCCACGAACGGCTTGAGCCGACACGGCACGCCGAGGGTGAGAGTTGGCTATTCGCTACCGAGGACCGTCACCCTTGCAGAAGCAGTCGAGGCCGCTGGTGTAGTGGAGAAGTCCACGACAGGGAAGAGGATTCTCACAATCAAACTTGACGAAGAGACAGCGAGAATTTTGGAGGCGACTTACGAAGGCACGCTCCAAGAGATAGTCGAGAGACTATGCTTCATCGAACTTGAAGAAGCAGATGATGAAGAGTTCCCAACACCTTGACGGGTTCCATGCCCCAACCTCAAGAACCATAGGCAATCGCGTTTGGTTGTGAGTCGGTCGAGGCGCGTGACGGGTTCCTATTTGCAATTCCGCGACTACATCACGGCGTCAGACATTGAGACAATAATCGAACTCGGGAGCCGGGACGGCAAGGACGCCGTTCTTCTTCGTGATTCATTCGACGCGCAAGTTTTTTCATTCGACGGCAATCCAAACCAAGTTCGACTATGCCAACAATACCTCACTGACCAAGCCGAAATTCAGTTCGTGCCGATGGACGCCGGAGAGGCGACCGACGCAGAAATCCCTCGCGTGCGCATAGACGAATGGTGTGAAGAGAACGGCGTCAAGCCCGACCTCATTTGCATGGACATTCAAGGGTCAGAAATGTCCGCCCTTCGTGGATGCGGCAAACTTCTCAAACACACTCGCCACATAATCTCCCAAGTTCAATTCAGCCGACTCAACGATACGGAAGTCATTCATTCTGATATTGAGGAATTTCTGAAACCCTTCGAGTTCGTTGAAGCCGCGGCTATTGGCGTCAATAGTCACGAAGGAGTCAGTCTGTATTCTCGGAAGTGGTGAAAAACTTGCGCGACGCCAGCAAGGGATTTCGTGAATAACCCAAAATGTGACCGTTCAGTGTGCGCATAATTCCGGAAGTGCAACCTCAACGACTGTTCGCAATACTGAGCGGGTCGTCGTTGATTGCGGCTTGTGTCTTCGCGTGGGTTCTGACTACGCCGACAATGGTCATCGTTCCGTGGGATGAGGGTCAGTGCTTTTGGTTGAATGGAACTGTCGAAGATAAGGAAGCCGAATGGAATGATAATGGCGGCGGCATGAATTACAGATTCCTCGTGAATGGAACAATCGACAACAATACGACATTCAAAGCATTCGTGCTGGGAGACAGAATGGATTACCTATTCGTCCCAATAGGGGCGCACTTTGAGGGTGAGATTTGCGATACGGTCCCTCTCAGACGGGCCGTGCTGAACGGAACGATACTTTTCATTGAGTGGTTAGGAAATTGATAGACCGAAACATTCATAAGTGAACACCCTCTCGCTTAGAACAAGAAGGAGGCGAGAAAATTGGCAACAATCACTACGCAAATTGACGAACAAACAACGAACGAAATCACCCCGGGCTTGCCCGTGGGAGCAGGTGCGGTCCTAACGCAACTGTGCAGGCAATTGGCCGCACAGGACAGGGACTCAGCAAATGCGCTTGGAGAGGTAATCACTTCTGAGGAAGTCTCTCTAACAGTCACCGACAACAACTCCGGTGCATCCATGACTGTGGACGCACGCAGGGCAACTGTCGGTTGCGACACCGAGCAGGCAGTATGGTCCAACATCTCCGCACCGCAGGCACTACGCATGGTCTTCGCTATGGCTGGCGCTATGGCTCCACACATGGAGGCTCACCTTGACTCAATGCTACAGGCAGTTGCAGACGGCGCGACTTGGGAGGATGCTTTCGAGGCAGTCACCGGTCACGCTCTTACAGACGACCGCCGAGAGGCGGCTGACGAGAGAGTTGCGTCCACACGCAGGTCCGTAATCACCGACAGGCGCGGTCGCCAACAGGCTTCCGGCGTCACCATCTCGAACTGAGACTTGAACGAAAAGGTCGCACCCTCACCGACTAAATAGGTGGGGGGCGACCCCTTGTTCATGGCGAACATGAAGTTCCGTGTCCGGGTGGACATGGGGGATGACGGCGTGGTGGACTTGACCGTGAGCGGCAACATTGGAGCCGCCTTGCGAGCAGGCTACGACGAATGCAAATCCCGCAGAACCAACCCGGTCAGCGTCACAGCGACGCAGGTAATCGACATGGGAAAATGGGAAGCCACCACTCCGATTCGACCGGCTTGACTTTAGTCACGACGGCGCAGACGGGCGGTGGCAGGTTCCACTTCCATGACGACGATGAGCGGACGCTTTGCGGCCGTCCCATCACTGACGACTCCATCTCTCATAGTGGGGATTGGGTCGAGAGGCTTGCGGCTCGGGGAACATCGACAGCCATTTGCGCAAAATGCAGAAGGAAGCGCAGAACTGTAATGAACCCCGAGGTTGAGTGAGTATGCGAAGACGCATGATGTGGAAGGTAGGCACGGACGAAAATTTCTTAGTTGGTTTTGACGAAGACATGACCGAGCAGGCGCGGGTCAAAACCGGCGAGACAGTATGGACATTCAACTTCGTCAATTACGCTGGCGCTGGTCGGATTCGACTTGGCGTCGGGTGTGACTACAATCCCTTGCAGATGATTGAGGCCATGTGGGAACACATCGCATTCGGTGGGCTTGAGCCGACTCCGAATGTTCAGTTCAGTGAGGACGGGGCATTACCAAATTGGAAGGATTGGGCATGAGTAATGGAGTTCTCTCCTTTGTCTTTGAAAGAGATGGCGCGACAATCATGCAGGCATTCAATCCCGAATTGCAGATGATAGCCGAACTTGTCGAGAATGGAAATGATTGGACGCTCTTCATCGAAGACAAGGAATTCAATGTCGAAGGGCGCGGGTGCAAAGACCCGATTGAGTTCATTGAGCGATTAGTGTCTCCGCCCCGATTGGCAAGACCGACCGACCCTTGGCTTCTGAGATTCGTTCATGCGAACGGTGAATCTTGGGAAGTATGGGCTGGCGAATGAATCAACAGACTGATGAACCGCCTTTGATGGTGTTTGAATCAGTTAGCCATGCCTATAACCCCCAACAAGAACATTATCTTCGGGACGCAGGCCGATAGGCTCGCAGTCAATCCCGACGATGAGCAGATGTTCCGTGATACTACGGCGGACGCCTTCTTCGTTGGAGCGGCGACTTCCGATGTGGCCGGGGGTCACACTTTGGACGCACGAAAAATGTTCGAAGTCACAGCAAGTTTCAGCCTCACGAGAACGCAAGAAGGACAGGCTATTCGGCTCAATACCTCAACCGCTGGACAGATTCTCACGATTCCCAAGAACAGCGTGATTCCGTTCCCAACTCAGCGAACTCGGATTCCGGTTGTGAATGTGAATTCCGCGACTTGGACGATTGCCGGTGCTTCCGGCGTGACCATCCGGGGAACGACAAATCTCACCGCGTATGCTGGGTGCGACTTGTTGAAGATTAACACGGATGAGTGGTTGGTCGTCGGGCGCTTGACGGGTGTTCAAGGAGATACCGGGGCGGCAGGTCCAACCGGACCCAGCGGACCACAGGGAGCGACCGGAGATGTTGGACCATCCGGACCGACAGGCCCGCAAGGAAATGTGGGTGGAACCGGAGCCACAGGTCCAGCAGGTCCCACAGGACCGACAGGAAGTGGAGGACCAACCGGCCCCAAGGGCGACACGGGTCCAACAGGCGCGACAGGCTCAACAGGATTAACCGGCCCGCAGGGCGTCAAGGGAGACACCGGCCCCACAGGACCTTCGGGTCCACAGGGTCCACAGGGTCAGACAGGGAACACAGGACCGGAAGGGCCACAGGGTCAGTTCGGTGGAGCCTCATTCGAATATCAGTTCGACACGACCACGACAGACAACGACCCGGGGTCGGGGAATGTCCGCTTGAATAACTCGACGCAGAATACTGCGACTCACATCTATGTCGATAAGACCGATGTGAACTCGGTGGACATTGACGACTACATGAGGACGATTGACGATTCGACCTCGACCATCAAAGGCCATGTGAAAATGAGCAGTAAAACTACACCGGCCGATTTCATCATGTTCTCAATCGGGGCCTTGACTGAACACTCGGGCTACTTCGATATTACAGTCACCGCGATTGATTCCAATGTTGCTACTCCATTTGGTGAGGACGAAAGACTGTTCCTCACTTTTGCCCGAACAGGCGACAAGGGAGATACGGGCGCATCCGGTCCCACGGGCGCTACCGGAAGCCAAGGACCCACGGGCGCGACAGGCCCGACAGGTCCCATAGGTAGCACAGGACCAATCGGAGCGACCGGCGCTACCGGCCCCGTGGGTGCAACCGGTCCGCAGGGTGTGGTTGGTCCGGTAGGACCCTTGGGACCCACAGGCGGAACAGGTGCTACAGGCCCAACGGGACCACAGGGGAATGTTGGCCCATCGGGACCTCAAGGAACCAAGGGAGACACAGGCCCAACGGGTGCAACGGGTCCCACAGGAAGTCAAGGTCCAACAGGACCACAGGGAACCCAAGGACCGACCGGCCCACAGGGACCGACCGGAGATACAGGTCCCACCGGAGCGGCCGGACAGAATTGGGAAGGCGCTTGGGCGACGGGAACTGCGTATGCTAAGGACGATGGAGTCAGCCATCTCGGCTCTTCCTACATTTGCATACAGGCTCACACGAGTTCGGGGACCAACACGCCACCGAATGCAACTTATTGGAGTCTGACTGCGAGCAAGGGAGACACAGGAAATACGGGTCCTCAAGGACCAACAGGAGCAACCGGACCAACAGGGTCGCAGGGAGCAGTTGGACCCGATGGACCTACGGGGCCGCAGGGAACTCAAGGGCCAACAGGGGCTACGGGTGCGACAGGTGCAACAGGACCTAACGGACCTACAGGGCCACAGGGACCTACAGGGCCAAACGGACCAACAGGTGCAACGGGGGCAACCGGAGCGGCGGGACCCTCGGGACCCACAGGACCACAGGGAGTCAAGGGTGATACCGGCGATACCGGTCCGACAGGTGGAACCGGTCCGACAGGGCCGGACGGACCCGATGGCCCAACAGGACCTTCCGGACCAACAGGACCTCAAGGCCCGATTGGAGCCACAGGTGCAACCGGAGGTGCTGGACCTACAGGGCCGGATGGACCGCAAGGAGTTGCAGGCCCTACCGGACCGCAAGGCCCGATTGGGGTCACGGGAGCAACCGGACCTACAGGCGCGGCTGGACCTACAGGACCAACAGGTCCCCAAGGAGTCAAGGGCGATACAGGAGACACCGGAGGAACAGGACCAGCAGGGCCAACCGGACCAGCAGGGCCAACCGGACCCGGAGGTGCGAAAGGAGATACAGGAGATACAGGGGCTACAGGTAGTCAAGGGCCAACAGGACCCACAGGGCCGGATGGTAATTTTGGCGGTGCGGCGTTCAAGTATGATTTCGATAACACAACAACCGACGCAGACCCCGGAGCAGGCAAGGTCCGATTCGATAACGCAACTCAAAATGTAGCAACAGGAATTTACATCGACGATTTAGACTTGGACGGTTCCGATATACAGGCGTTCATGCGCACGATAGATGATTCCACTTCCACCATCAAGGGCCATGTGAAGTTCACCAAGAAGAACGACACTTCCCGATTCCTACTCTTCACCATCTCCGCCTTGACCGAGAACACGGGCTACTTCGACATTACAGTCGCGGCCGTGGACTCGTCTTCGGCAACACCATTCGCTAACGGAGATGACCTCATTATCACATTCGCAAGAACCGGCGACAAGGGAGACACAGGTCCGACCGGAAGTCAAGGTCCGCAAGGAACTCAAGGCCCAACAGGTCCGCAAGGAACTACAGGCGCTACAGGTGCGACAGGCCCCGGTGGTCCTACAGGTCCGGACGGCCCGGATGGTCCCTCGGGTCCCTCGGGTCCAACAGGTCCTACAGGTCCGCAAGGAACTCAAGGTCCAACCGGAGACACGGGCGCGGCGGGTCCAGCGGGGGGAACAGGCCCAACCGGTCCCGGTGGTCCAACCGGTGCTACAGGTGCTACAGGTGCTACAGGCGCGGCGGGTCCAGCCGGACCTCCGGGTTCACAGGGCTCTCAAGGCCCGGCTGGTCCAACAGGTCCAACAGGGCCGGGAGGAACTGCGGGCGCGACAGGAGCAACGGGTCCAGCAGGCCCAACAGGCCCGAATGGTCCAACAGGACCGGGTGGGGCCAAGGGCGATACCGGAGATACAGGTCCAACAGGACCGGGAGGCCCAACAGGACCGGGAGGTCCAACAGGTCCGGATGGTCCAGCAGGTCCGCCCGGGTCAGCAGGTGCTACAGGTGCGACGGGTGCTACAGGTCCAGCAGGGCCAAATGGACCGACAGGACCAGCAGGTCCCACGGGTCCCGGTGGTGCGAAAGGCGACACGGGTGATACAGGACCCACGGGTCCAGCGGGACCGAATGGCCCAACAGGACCAACGGGGAGTCAAGGAATTCGAGGCGGCTTGAATTGGGAATTCTCAACAGCGACAACATCGGGTTCACCTTCGACCGGCGTCTTCAAATTCGACAATGCGACATTCGCGTCCGTCACGAAAATACGAATCCACCAAAATGATTCCGAGGGGACAGACCAAGAATCGTGGCTTGCGACATTTGACGATACTGCGGCAGGCGCAACTCTCGCCATTCAATCAGCATCTTCGACTGACGACTCAGTTGCCGTATTCTCAGTCACGAGCATAACCGATTCGGGAAGTTATTTCGAACTTGTTGTGAGTGGTTTGAGCAGTTCCAGCACAGGAGTTCCATTTACGAACGGTGAAGATTGCGTCCTATTGGCTTCAATAGGTGGGACTACAGGTCCTACGGGACCAACAGGTCCGGGTGGTCCTACAGGTGCAACCGGTCCCGATGGTCCGACCGGACCTTCCGGAAGTGCTGGCCCAACCGGCGCAACCGGAGCAACCGGACCTTCCGGACCCGCCGGGCCGAGTGGACCGACAGGACCGGGTGGACCGACAGGAGCCACGGGTCCACAGGGCTCACAGGGTCCCAGCGGCGGAGCCGGTCCAGCAGGTCCACCGGGGACCACAGGCGCAACAGGACCAACAGGTCCCAATGGACCCGCGGGACCCACAGGACCCGGAGGCGCAAAGGGAGACACCGGGGACACGGGACCAACAGGCCCACAGGGCTCTCAAGGTCCGACAGGTCCGAATGGCCCGGCTGGTGCGAAGGGAGATACCGGAGACACCGGACCAACAGGGGGAGCAGGTCCCGCCGGACCAACAGGTCCCAGCGGCCCAGCAGGTGTAAAGGGAGATACAGGCGATACCGGCCCAGCAGGTCCCAATGGCCCATCCGGCCCGAGTGGACCTTCCGGCCCAACAGGAGCCACAGGAGCCACAGGGGCAACAGGTCCTACGGGCGCGGGTGGTGCGCAAGGTCCCGAAGGACCGGATGGACCGGCTGGCCCGACAGGACCGAGTGGTCCGGGTGGCCCAACAGGAGGTCAAGGCCCAACAGGAGCAACAGGCCCAGCAGGTCCGACCGGTCCGAATGGACCTACAGGTCCCACGGGTCCGCAAGGCTCGTTTGGTGGAGCCTCTTTCAAATACGATTTCGATTCCTCAACAACGAATTCAGACCCGGGAGCCGGAGATTTCAGATTAACCAATCTCGCTCTCTCACATCAAAATACTGCGACATATATCAATATAGACGATGTGGACGATGACGGCAACGACATTCAATCGTATATGCGAACCATCGACGATTCAACTTCAACCATCAAGGGCCATGTGAAGATTTCAAACAGAACCGACGCAAGTCAATTCATCATGTTCACGATTTCATCCATGACTGAACAAAGCGGTTATTTCAGAATCGCAGTCGCCGTCATCGCTTCATCAGCCAACAATCCGTTTTCGAATGGTGAGAATTGCACGGTCACTTTCGCACGCACGGGCGATAAGGGAGATACAGGACCTACCGGGCCACAGGGCTCACAGGGGAATGCGGGTCCAACCGGACCATCGGGTCCATCCGGAAGCCAAGGACCTACAGGTGCGACCGGCGCAACAGGACCGATTGGAAATAGCGGACCCACAGGTCCGAGTGGACCACCCGGAAGTCAAGGGCCGACAGGGGCTACAGGCGCTACCGGCCCGATTGGAAATTCCGGACCAGCAGGCCCAGCAGGTCCAGCGGGACCCAGCGGCCCGACGGGTGCAACAGGGGCAACGGGTCCTATTGGTTCTCAAGGAGGCGCTGGCCCACCGGGTCCAGCAGGGCCAAATGGTCCCAAGGGAGACACGGGTGATACAGGTCCGACGGGTCCTTCGGGTCCGACAGGTCCTTCGGGTCCGACAGGAGCAACAGGGGCTACGGGTGCAACAGGACCAATTGGAAATAGTGGACCAACCGGAGGTGCAGGTCCGCCGGGACCAGCGGGTCCTTCGGGTCCGACAGGTCCTCCGGGTGCAACAGGACCGATTGGAAATTCCGGTGGAAGTGGCCCTACGGGACCCACAGGTCCCACAGGAGCGACCGGGGCGACAGGACCCACAGGACCCACAGGTGCAGGTCCTACAGGCCCCACAGGTCCTACAGGCCCCACAGGGCCAACGGGACCTACAGGTCCGACCGGGCCTTCGGGCGGCGGTGGCGGTGGAGGATTCCAAGGAGCATGGTCCACCTCAACAACATACGCGGCGAATGAGATAGTCATTTACGAGAACTCGACCTACATCGCCTTGCAATCGACACAGGGAGATATTCCGGGGTCGCAGGGAGCGAAGTTCGATTGGGCGACAATCGGTTCTCCGACCGGTTCGTATCTGATGATGAACGGTTCATGGAACGACCCATACATCACAGCAAGTCTCAGAAATGGGTATCGTTGGAATTGGGGCGGGAATGTGAACTCCGTCAATAACACCGACACGGGCGGATATACTGCTCACACCTTACCTTTCAAATGCGAACTCTTGAAGGTCACGGCTTGGTTTGGGAATGTGGGTGCTGAAACCGGTTCGACAACATTCACGATGAAGGTCGTTAAGGACGGGACGGACATTAACACGGACACGCTAACATGGTCTTCATCCAATTCGGGTGGGAACCCTTACATCAAAGTGTGGGGCTTTGCTCCGGGTGGGCATACCTTCAACGCACATCAGACATTCAACCTACGAGTCACCACTCCATCCTCATACGGGTCCACAAGACAAATAGGCCGCGCCCGAATAATAGCGGTATTCAAAGTATTGGAGTGGTGATAGATGGGCAAGACATTCCGAGACAGTTCTCATCGAGATAAGGTCATTGACGACACGATGACTCGCTGGCTTGAGTTGATTGATGTTGCCAAGAGCAAGAGGCAATACGAAAAACTGACCTCAACTCAGAAAACCGAACTTGCGACATTCGAGACTAACATGGAAGCGTTCGTCACCAAAGTCGCATCGAACAAGGACGGCTATCACGACAAACTTGAGTCGTTCGTTCCGGATTGGTTCGACTATGGAACATACGCTGACCTTCCGGCGGCAGGTGAGAAGGGAGATGATGGAGCGACCGGTCCAACGGGACCAACGGGGCCTACGGGACCATCCGGGTCGAGTGGAGCCAAAGGAAATACGGGGCCTACGGGACCAGCCGGAGCCAAAGGAGATACAGGCGACACGGGACCGACCGGAGCCACAGGAAGTCAAGGAGCCGCTGGGCCTACCGGGCCTACCGGGCCTACCGGTCCAACGGGTCCGTCGGGTAGTGGTGGTAGTGGTGGTTCTGTTGCATCCGACCTTGATGGCAAATATACATCGACGGTGACGAAGATGGAGTTCGACACGAGAAATAAACTAATCACCATCACGATGGCTGATGGAAATAAGATTAGATTCACAGCCACCGACATGGAACCACTCCGCTAAGATGCCGTTTAAGGCATCTCAAGTCATGTTTTGAGGCCATCCTAAGATGCAGTCTAAGGCATCTCAAGTCATGTTTAGAGGCCATCTGTGGAAAGGCCGTTTAAGCCATCTCAAGTCATGTTTAGAGGGCGTCTGTGATGCCTTCTCAAGTCACCTACCTACCCGAATATCGCATTCTATTGTGCCGTATTATGGCAGTAGGAGCCAATTGGAGGATTTGCCGTCGAAATCGAGGTTGCGCTTGATGATGATACCCCCCCCTAAACTTTCGAAAGTCAATTCTGACTTTTTTCATAGGAAACGAAATTTCTGCAAACGCTTCTGACTATTGGGCTCAATATGTCCCTCTCTAATTGCAGGTAAGAGAAAAAACACTTGCGGCGGGCTGGCAAGTTTTCGATTCCACCTTTCGAAAGTCGAGTTCGGACTTTCGAACCGACTTCTTCGCTAAATGCACGCCATAGAAGGAAGGAAGCGATATGCGAGGAAAATATACGAATGGAACGAAAACACATACCCGAGAGTATGAACGAACGAAAAGAATGGAGGAACGAATGCGAATGCTGAATCAGATGTTGAAGAACGAGATAGAAAGGGAGGTGAATAAAGTGAATCAAAACTCATGCGCTATATGCGACAAGAGGGCGGAGCGAAAGCAACAGATTAGTGGCTGGGCTCTTCGATGTGTTGGCGCAACTGCGTCAGCCGCCTTTCATGTCGGTCTTACAGTCGGTGTGGTCTATGCTGTAATGCAGGGCAACCTCTTCTGAGAACTTCCGTATAGGAGAACATTGATAGACGATGGTCGGTGAGACTACACCGTGAAGACGGCTCTCATAATGATTGTGAAGAACGAACAGACGAACATCGTCCGTGCTTTGGAGTCGGTGAAAGACCAATTCGAAGTCTTCGTTATCAACTACTCCGGAACAGACGACGAGACTGTTGAGGTCGGGACCGAGTGGATGGAAGCACACGGGAAGGACGGAATGTGGATTTGCCCCGAATGGAAGGGAGCCGCGGACGGCTTGAATGCCTGTATCGAATTCTGTGAAAACTTGGAAGTCGATTGGATTCTTCGCATGGACGCAGATACCGTCTATGAGGGACCAACTCCGGATTTCGAAAACTTGCCCGAACTGTGCGACGCAGTTGAGGTGGACATTATCAGAACAGAAGGGTCGTTCATCGCATCTCGCCCTTGGTGGTTCAAACCAAATTGCAAATATCGCGGCGTCCGTCACGAAGGACTCTATGCCAACTACAGAATCAAGAACGAGGACATTTTCATTCGCCATCACGACGACAGCGGAGCCCGTCCTCGGAGCCCGGAGACTTATGCAGATGACTTTCACGCGATGGGCAACGAACTGCCTGTCGAATATGACGCAGATATGGCAAAGCGATACTGCTTCTATATGGCAAACTCAGCAAGGGACGGAGGCGACCTTTTCCAAGCCGCCCTTTGGTTCCGCATCAGAATGCTGATGGGTGGCTACGAGAGCGAGGTGCAGGTGGCGACAAGAGAACACGCGCTCATCATAATGCAGGCTCCATTTTGGCTTGATGCGATTCATCAACACCCGACTCGCCCGGACATGGTGTTTTGGGCTCTCGCTACAGGCGACCAATTTGGGACGCCATTCAAAGCGCAGGTGTTAGAGATAGCAGAACCGGACTCGTGGATTAGGGGTCAGATGTTTTGCCAAGATGAGTATATGTGGAAGGCATTAGATTCGGTCGCCCTTGCTCATGGCGAACTTGGTCACATGGAAAACCACCAAGAATTGACCGAAGAGATTCTTTCGAAAAGAGAGGAATACGAGATTCCCGATGCAGATTTGGTCCGCCTATTGAGCCGCATAGGTCGTGACGATGAGGCTTCTCAGATACAAAAATCCCTTGCAGACCAGCAACAAGTTTTGGAGGAAGAATAAATGCCAGCGAAAAAGAAAAAGACGACAGAAGAAGAATACAAAATGGACCCCGTTGCGAAATACCGGTTGGAGTCAATGCTAACTGATTACGGCATGGCCCTTTTGGATAAGATGGACCCCGACGAACAGAAGGCGCTGTTGGAGTTGTTCGACAAGCGCCATTTCAATTGAGGCGGTTGGATGAATGGTGACGATGTTGAGCATTGGAGTCAAGAGCATTTTGCGAGATTGGCACTGTATCGAACAGTGGGAATGGCGGTGAACCTTTGTCTTTCTTTGATTCTGATAGCGAAATTATTCGGGTGGGTGTGATGCCGGACGAACCACAGTTGGTCGAATATCCTCAATGGCTCATGCTTGATGAAGCATTCTCGGTTGAGGAATGTGAGATAATCAAGGAGCAGGCGAAGAAGCACGCGGCTCAAGTTCCAGCATCGACCTTTGGAACGCATGGTGACGAATTCCGGAAGACGAACATTCGCTGGCTGAATGACGACGAGAAGTTCGGTTGGGTGCATCAGCGGTTCCGTGAGATAGCCTACGAAGTGAACAAGTTCTTCAAGATGCGACTAACAGAACTGCCTGCCATCCAATTCACCGAGTATGATGGCGTGGGTTCGCATTACGATTTCCACGGCGACACGAATTGGAACGACCAAAGGGACACGCATAGGAAAATCAGTATTTGCATTCAACTCTCCGACCCGAAGGATTACGAGGGAGGTAATTTCGAATTCGGTCAGTTAGAGCAACCGGACGAAACTCAGTTGAAGAGACAAGGGACAGCATTGACCTTCATCTCATATCACCCTCACGCGGTCAAGCCGATTCAGAATGGGGAGCGATACTCACTCGTTGGTTGGTTTGAAGGTCCAAGGTTTTCCTAACCTTCATCCATCCAAGCCATGAATGTTGATTCACTCTCTAACCGGTATATTCCCAAATTGTAGGTTTGCCGGTCTGTGGAACGCCGACGGGCGTAGCCGGGGGTATTGGAGCATAGATTCCCGATTTGTTGAACGCTGGTGAATGACCAATTCTTCGCGGCCATCCTTTCGCAGATTTGCTTCGCCGTTCGCCATTGACCATCACGCATAATCTTAGTAATTCTCATTCGGACCAAATGGTTCCGCCGCCCCATGTGTTCTTCCCTCCATAAACGGGCTCATTAAGGTTCGGACTCAGACAAAGTTAAATACTATTGATTGTTCGCTTTTATTGATGCAGTTAGTATATTGCTACACGGAAGACGATGGGACGACCTATGCTCGGTTTTACGACGAGCAGAAGGGCGAGAATGTGATGGTTGAGTTCAATGACGGGACCGGAACATGGCTTGAATCGAGAGAATTGGCAATCTATTGATGTTAAGGACATTGATATTCCCAAACCTTTATATGGGGGAACCCACTCGGTCAGTATAGGAGAGAGCGAGAATGACCACCTACAACGGAGCATTGGGACGACGAATCACACGACAGGGCTTTGAGGCACGCCGATTGATGGAAGTTTGCCCGGATTGGGACTTGAATGAGTGGGAGATGGGATTCATCGACTCAGTTGCAGGTTCGTTGAGCCGAGGATTCTATCCTTCCAACAGGCAGACCGAGGTCTTGAACCGAATCGTCGAGGCGAACGGAACCACATGGGCTCAAATCTCAACCGAGGCCCGAGCAATTCAGACCATCCAACAACAAGAGGCATACATTCGCCGAATCAACGCACGCGGCTACGGAAGCACAGCACGCGCTGAGGCAATCATCACACAGGCACGCGAGGTCTTGAATTGAGTCTGTGCCTTGCTGGCGAACCGCCCGTCTGTTGGGAATGCGATTTGCCGCATCCACATCACCATCCATTATGTTGCATGAGGGACGACAATGAAGAGGAATAGTCACCACTCGAATTCGCGCTTGCGACAGGCACTATCCAATCTTCGATTTAGGAGGACATACGAATGAAGTTCGCTGGCATCTTCCCGATTGAAATGTATCAGTTGCTCGGCATACTCGAATATGCGCACGCGAGGAAGGCAGAACTCAACGGCGACTTTGCTGATGAAGTTCCATCGTGGGTCGAAGGTGCGCTTGAAGCCTGTCCAGAAATGAAGGGTGACGATTGGCTATGCTGAACTGTGCGAAGTGTGGGAAGCCCGCACCAACATGGCAGTCCGAGGCGCACTTGGCGATTAAGGGAATTGTCTATCATATCGAATGCAATCCTAAGCCCTTGGGCAAATGGTCGCACTTCATCAAGAAGGACAGTGAAGAGTGATGTGGCGCTGGCTTGTGCCGTGGCCAATCTCAATTTTCCTGTGGGTATGGAATCGCTCAAATACCGGTGGCGAACTCGAATAGATTATGCCGAGCAAAAGTCAGCGCTGGCCCGATTACAAATGTCGGGGCTGTGGTGAGAACATGGTCCGACGATACCATGACGGCAAATGTGGGAAGTGCTATCTCAAATGGAAGAGAGAACAGCGCCGGAAGGCTGGGGCTCAATGAGAGATTCGACCAAGGTATTCTTGCAGGTTCTTCTTCTCTATCTCGTTCTCTTCACTTTGGTCGCTGTTGGCGGCTTGTTGAGTGGGTATTAGCCATTCATATAGGTGTGCGATAGGGTGTGGGTATGAACAAATGCCCCGACTGTGAAGAAGAGTATGAGGTCAAGATGACTCCCAAGATGACCGAATGGTATCATCGTCAGACTTGCACGGCGATAGATGACGACGAGAGGAAGCGCAGGGCCGAGGCTGATGCTAAACATTTGGAGGAATGGCTCAGTGGGACTGCGCCGGTGGCTCGTTCATAAAATTCTTGAGCGTCGGTTGAACCGTCGAATCAAGAGTTTGTCGAAAGCCGATGAATGTCCGGGGTGTGAACAACGAGGCCCTTGGCTGGCCGTGTTCATCCATCCTCTTTGCCCACCACATTTGAGGGGAGCAGACGGACGAGAGTGTGACTACTGTGAACAGATGCCAGCGTCAGTGAAGGTTGCCCGCTTGATGATGTTAGGGACGCTCGGCATTCCGCTCCATCCGGACATAATCGAGAATGTGAATAAGTGCGTCTTTGAGGACGCGGACCCACAGGCTATGGCGCTCATCAATCACCTTCACGAGCAGATGGTGGAAGAGATGGGGGACGATTATGTCGATGGGATTCGGAAGCGTAAAGAACCGAACTCATCAGATGATGAACTCCCCCTCGGAGGAACCACAGATGGCTGGCGTGAATGGGATATGGATAACTGACCAACAAAGCCTCGTCATTGACTCAATCGTGCGTTCACACAATGCGGAGCGCTTGCGTGGAACAGGTGCAGTTCCTCACGAATGCCCTTGGTGTTATGAGTTCCTTATCGGTGAGAAGTTGAGGCATCATCTCATGTTCGATTGCCAAATGATAGAGGCAGAAGCGAGAGCCGTTCTATTTCGACAAGAAGTGTAGGCGCTCACATCATAAGGGTGGGGCGCTACTCGTAGTCATGGGCGGCGGTCGTAAGAGACAGGTCAGCGGTAGTAAGTGGTCTGACCGTCTTTGCGTTCAACTCGTCAAGGTCATGGTAGCGAATGATAACCGAGGAATGACCGGTGTTGAGTTGAGGCTTGAGTTGAAGAAGAGGACGAGGCAGATACCGACACCGAACCAACTTGGGAACCTACTTTCGAAGGCTCCCTACTTCGTCACTCACGGAACGAAATCGCATCGGTCAGTCGGTTCCGGTAATTCAGTGGTGGCCGTGTGGGAGTTCGACCATGAGAGTTGTTTGGCGCGTGGATGGCTGAACGACCCAATAGAGAATCGACACCTTGACGACCCATATATTCCGGGCGTGACGACGAATAGATACAGGCCGAATGGCGTTCTCGTTGGAGGTCCAAAGGATTGGTTGGCCAAAAAGGAAAATGACCGGAACCGTGAATTACCGGAGAAGGATGAGAAGGAATCTAATGAGTGACGAGTTCTCAATGGTTCCTGTGCATGAAGATGACCAAATAGTCAGATGGGTTGCATTGGGTCTGATTGACGGTCGCAAGGAAATGGAAATCAAATCAGAAGTTCAGAATATGCGAATCAACTCTCAACTCGACCGCAACGAGTGGAACGCTCTTATTCGACGGGGGCGAGAGCAGGCCGCGGAGATGACGAACTTCATCATGTCCAAGGCTGAACTTAGTTCGACAGACTATTTGCGCCTTGATTCATACCAGCGACGCAAGAGAATGATGGCGAGATTGGAAGGACTCATCAACTCAGCAGTTGAGCAGTCAGACTCAGTATCGAAGATGAACTCAACATCGTTTATGATTGGCGGCTTGTTGAAGGCTCAGAACGATATGGATGCGTTCACAGGAGCAAAGGAAGCGGCTCCACAGGTTCAAATCAATATCGGCTATGACCCGATGGACCAATTCCGTGAAGTCATTCAATCCGAGAGTTCGAAAATTCTCGATGTTGAATATAGCGTCCGTAGTGAAGAGGAATAGAAGTCACAGGTGACGGAAGATGGATGCGCTGTCTCTCATCATATTGAACTCAATAGGTCAATGCAGGTCAGCATGGAAGCGAAAGAAATCCCTTGCAGACCTCAGACAAGTTTTCGAATCGACTTCTGAAACTTGATTGGGCCAGCCAAGTTTTCCAAGCACAGGAAAAAACTTGCAAGACAAAAACAAGTTTGACCCCCCCTGTAGGAATCTTAGATGTGTTAAGGTGAGGTATTGAGTTCAATAGAAATTCCAGCATATCGAAGATTGTTGCGTAGTTCATATACTCTCGAACCTATACATTCGGAGGGTCGGCGGTGTGGCCAAGTCATCCTTAGTGCAGAAAAGATACTTAGTGAGATAATGAAACATTGATGAATAGTCCCTACGAAAACTCGGATTAATGATGGGGACATGAAGACAAACATCGCCCAGCCCAAGGGCGAATCCACAGAAATGTCCGGATAATTAACTCGGGTCTTGAACAGCAACAGTTCGAATCCTTGCGCAAGAACACTTCATCTCAATGTTTTGAAGTTCTCGCCGCTTGGTCCGGGGAATTGTTTTCGTCTTTTTCGTTAGACTGTTAGCCTTTGGACATACCCCACTCCAAAGATTACAGCACCATTCCAAAAATCATTTTACTTCTGAATAGGGACTCCATCGAGACTTGTCTAATATCAATATATCTTCATTTCAATAATAATTAATTCAATTAGAGAGGGTATTGGGACACACACACCTTAGCGGTCGTGAAGTGTGTGTGTGCTATGCACCCCCCGGGCAAGATTAATTCCAACCGGAATTGAACTCCATAGGTTCAATTTTTTTCAGACTTGTTGGGGAAGTTCCACGATATGTCCGTCCGGAACCTCAATAAACCACGACTCTCACCCATAACTGTGCAGAAGACCTCAGACATGGAGTTCCAACCACTAACGCCCGCTGAAATATCAGCGATTGACCCATTCGTGGGATTGGGGGACAGGGTGGATTATCAGACCCGTTTTGTTATCTCCGCCTTCATCAAGAAGAAGGAATTCTTAGTGCTACGCAAGGAACTCAAGGCCAAGGCTGAGAGTATCGAGAAGCACCATTCAGAACTCAGTATGGTTCCCGAACCCAACCGTCCGCCGGAATGGATAGAGAACATGGGTCACACATCGCGGGAATTGAGCAAGGTGCGAATTGAGATTGACTTAGCGCTGTCGTCATCCGAGAGTGAGGACATGACGATAGCCAAGGTTCGAAAGGAACTCATTATGATTAACGAGATGCACCCTTCGGCTTGGCATACCACACAGGTTCTTTTGGACACCATTGAGATGGGTCTTAATCGACCGTTCCATCCATTATGGAAATAAACCCTTCATTGGACTGTCCGGTTCAATGCCCTACAAAGACGCCGATAAGCGGAGGGACTACAATCGGCGTTATCAGAAGCGCTACTACAAACAGAACAAAGCGAAGCGCAAGGCCGAAGTTCGTGAGCGAAGGAAGTCTCTCCGTCGTTGGTATGCTGACTATCGGCGTGGGCTATCGTGCCAGCGATGTGGGTTGGCTGGGGATAATTGCCCTTGGTTGTTAGAGTTCCACCATCGACCCGAGGAAGACAAACTTGCCTCGGTCAGTTTCCTCGTGAACAATGGATATTCGATTGCTCGTGTTGAAGAAGAGATGGAGAAGTGCGATGTGCTTTGCGCAAATTGCCACCGCCGAGAACACTACGAAGAATCTCTCGAACAAGGGTCAAGATTCGTAGCAACCGGTGGAAGGAAGACTATTGACCTCAATAGCCCGGACATTATGGCTCACAATGTTCGTCGCAGAAGGAAAAAGCACGAAAAGGAACGAAGGAAGGTTCGTGAAATTCGCAAGGGGCAAATACCCGAAGGACATTCATTACCCGGCCCGAACATTGATGAAGAGGAATAATTAATACCGGACCTCGGGGTCAGACCCTACATGGTCACAATCCTTTGGGGAGCAGAACAACCAATCAGACCGACGGGGTATGGCGTCGTCACGAGGAATCTCGTCAAGCGACTCGTCGCCCGGGGCCACGAGGTTTTCGTCATGGGATGGGATTACAACGGCGAACCGATGAAGCACGAAGAAGGATGGACGATGGTTCACGCAGGCGTGTCGGGGTTCGGTGGCGAGACAATCGCTGGGCCTAACTCTCCGACTATCCTCGACAAACACATTCACGAACTTGAGCCCGATGTATATTTGACTCTCAACGACCCGTGGTATTTGGGGAACGCAGTTCTCTCGACTAACCGCGCTGGCATTCCCTACATCGGCTACATTCCTGTTGATGGCTACCCGCTGGCGAGTGAATGGCGAGACATTCTCAAAATGATGCACACTCCACTGTGGATGAGCAAGTTTGGACAGGCGACATGGGAAGACTTCGTGCGCACGCATGGGAGCAAGGGTGATTGCGCCAAGGAACTCCAAGACGACCTGTTCGATAGATTCGATGCGCAGAAAACAGACATTCTCTATCATGGCGTGGACCTCGACATATTCAAACCGGTCACGGCCGAGAGGAAGAAGGAACTCAAGGCAGAATTGGGGCTCAAGTGCGATTTCGCATTCCTAAGCGTGGCACGGAACACAAATCGGAAGCAAATACCCCGGCTTCTTGAGGCATTCCGGAACTTCCTTGACCGTAAGCCCGAGGCAAGTGTGAAATTGGTTCTCCACTGTGGGGACCCGACGAACGAGTTCGGAATGGGCGGCTGGAATTTGCCTTCGCTTCTCTCACGCTACAAACTGACTAACCATGTTGTGTTCAGCGACAACTCATCGAATCCGTTGCTCGGAATTTCGACCGAGGATTTGGCGAGGTTGTATCAAGCGTGCGACGCTCATGTGATGGCGACCGGCGGAGAAGGCTTCGGAATACCAAGCGCCGAGGCGATGGCGTGTGGGCTTCCAATCATCCTCCCGATGAACTCGACCGGTCCCGAACTCGTCGGCGTGAACCAGCGTGGTTGGCTGGTGGAATGTTCGACGACCATCATGGGACCTCAGTGGGCTGTGAACATGGGGCTCGTCGATGTTGGCCGTCTTCGTGCGGCGATGGAGGAATGTTATGACGACGAATCGCTTCGCTCCGCCCGAGGCTCCGCAGGGAGGAAGTTCGCCGAAGAGAACTTCGATTGGGATATATTGACGGACCAATTGGAAAAGATACTCACGAAAGCGATTATGACCCCGCACCCCCTCGGTGGAAAAGCGAAGGGGGCGAGATAATGGGAGTCAAGCGCACCTGCGGCGATGCCGGACACACCTGCCGGATTCACGGACGCCGTTGCATCATCGCTACCGAATACGATGACGGGCGACAGATTTCGCTTCAAGCCGCTTCCGAGGTTCCCGAGGTTGCGAAGTATCTCACTCACGACGAGAAGTCCACTCACTTTTGCGACATTTGCTCAAGGGAGCGGAGAGAGGCACGCAACCCGGGCTTCTATCGCCAAGACCCACTCACCCAGCAGATTCTCCCCGAGTCTGTAATCACCAAGCGGCTCAAGCAAGAGGCCGCATCGAAAGCCAAGCGCGACAAGAAGAAGAAAAAAGCGTTCGGCCGTCGGGGCCGGAAGTAATTTTTCGGGAATTCTATCGTGGCACGGATTTAGACTACACCGCAATTTATTCTGTCCACCCCGACATACGCAATATCTCTCGGTAAAGAGCGCGGAGGGTCGGTCCATAATCGCCCCCTTTTGCGCAAGCGAGTTCTCCCAGCGGACTGTTGCTGAGAGTAAAGCCTCCCCCTCCATCATTTCCTTTGTTCAGATTAGGAGAGCATCCCTCATTACGGGGACTGACTGCCACCCTTCGATGTGGCCTCGCATAATTCCCGGGTGGCCGTAGCGACCCAAGAGAAGCCTCCTTCCCTCATTCTATCCGAGTGGGCTTCTATTAATAAAGGTTTCTATTGATACATGAGGACATTGAGAGAACAAAACCTTTATATGGGGGAAGCCCCTCGTCTGTTCATGGCAAGACAGATGGCACTAACACAGGCTGAGAGAACCGCGCTACCAGCGCTATACACGACTGACGGACAGGGCGAAGACGCAATCGCACAGGTCCACTACTTCACACCGAGCATGGATTGGCTCGTGACCGAATACGATGGCAACGACACCATGTTCGGCTATGTTCTAAACCGCGCAACAGGCGACGGTGAGTGGGGATATATCAGCCTCAGCGAACTTTGGGCAACCCACGGTAGGTTCTGTGGAGTTGAGCGCGACTACCATTGGACAGCATCAGCAGTCCGCAACTACTACTGAAACAGTCAATAACCCGGAAGGGCGCTTGACGGTTCAATGACCGCAGGTAAGAGTCTCGCCGCTGGCAATAACTACATCTCCGTTGGACCCGTTGCACTTCTCGGCTTGACCGGGAATACCAGCAACAACGCCGCTACTGTAGCGCTCCACGATTGCGCCGCTATCGCAGACATAGCCGCAGGGAACAAACTCCACACCTACACTCTCAGAACAGGTTCAGTCTCCTACAACTACGAAGGACTCATGTTCCTCAAGGGACTTTGCGTCGTAGTCACGCTGAACTCGGCAACGGCCGACCTTCTCCTTGAGTTCAACTGAACATTGATAGGGGGAGTTCGCTTGGGCATTCCCATGTGGAGTCTAACTGTAGTCGAAACTGATATGGGATGGACGATAGCCACTGACGAACTTGCTGAGAAGCCGTGGGCAATCAAAGTGATTTCACAACCTCAACAACTCATAGATATGTTCCAGCATCTCGGATTCTCATGCGAATGCCATCCGATACGGGTTATGAACCTCAATAGGGAGGTCAGCCCTCAGATGTGGGAGATTGACTACGATTCTGACTCACCAAACGCAATTCGGATGATTCTTGAGAGATAGAATCATTGAGAGGGGCGTGTCCTTCATATAGGTGGGCGTTAGAGTCGTTGATATGACGACTGAAAAGGCGACGCTACGACCGAGGAAGTGGATGAGATTCAAGACGCACTCATTCCAGCACTTCATCATGCAGGCAGGCAAGAATGGAATGCCTCGCGCACGGGTGGAGGCTGAGTGGCTTCCACGGCTCCCGCCTTCTCAGCAAGACAGGCTGACGAACTCCGAATGGGCTCATGTGAAGAAGTGGCTTGCGTCATTGGGCTACACCTACACCCGACGCTTCTATTGGGTTCATCCTCACTTTCACAACAAGGAAGTTCCACTAATCCCACTACAGTTGGCCAACGACCCGGTTCCCGACATGATGCGAGGACCGTCATATCAACCCGGCTTGAATATAGCCCGGGTGCTGGATGATATGGAGAACGACTACATCGAACCAGCGGTCGCTCCACCATCGGAGTTCGACCATCCTTCAATCGAGGAAGTGATTGAAGAGATGCAGAAGGAGAGTTCGCTTGGCTTCCCAATTGAGATAGCCGAACACACGAGAGAAGACGGCGCTGTTGTCGTGAAGGCTCATGTGCGCGGCGAACCGAAGAAGAAGCGCGGTCGTCCAAAGGGTTCCAAAGACAAGAAGAAGAGGAAGTCGAAGAAGTCGAAGAAGCAGACTTTCACCAACCCGGATGATGGAAGTTCAAGAGTCAAGACGGTTCGGATTAAGGTTCCTCGTGGTGTGAAGGTGATGGTGGAATATGAGTAAGAAATTTACAATCGTTTTTCGATACGATGTGGACGGCGAACGATGCGACCCTCCCCCTCATGTGGTTGAGCGGATATTGGCGGCGTCGAACTCGCTCCACGAAATAGGATTCGGGATGGAGGTCGTCTATGGCTACTCCGAGAATACTACCTTCGACTTGATGGATAAGGAGATGCGCGAGAATGAGCGAGACAACTGATGAGGAATACGATAAGTTCCTTGAGGACACCAGCAGACCTCAGACGACTGCCGTGGAACTCGGCTCACATTATCTCAAACAAGGGAGAATGCACCGCGTTCCTTTGGAGTCGATTAAGGCTTGGCGCTATGTCGAATCACTTTTCACCTTGAACCCGGGCATGGAGATAGCGATTAAAAGGGTGGGGAACTTCCTTGAGATACGGAGGATTGAGGATGGAATTCCGGAACCCGCTTCGGACTGAACACCTAATCCGTGTCCGCAATATCTATCGAAAACTCCGCGCCGACGAACCAAATCGGTTCGGTGGACTTCCGATGGGGACCTCGTGGATGCGTATGCGTTATCTCCGGTCGGACACGATTCGCACGCTTGCGACGGCAACGATGGGCGACATTCCAACTCTTTCGATTCACCCGAGAGCATTCGAGTGGAACCAGCCAATTTTGCTCAAGGGTTTGATTCGTCACGAAATGATTCACTTCGTCCTCGGTCCGGAAGCAGGTCACGGCGACCTATTCCGCTCAATAGAACAAGGGTGGGAGGAATTCGACGATTATGTTCACCAACGAGCAAAATTCGTTCGCGCTTTGGAAGTTGGAGCAAGAATAGATGGCAGACTGCATCGCTACGAATGTCCGAACTGCGACAAAGTGATTCTCAAAGGCAGGCCGCTCAAGCCCGAATCCGCGTGCGATGACTGTTGCGGAATGTTTAATAATGGAGTTTGGTCAGAATCATTTGTATTGAGAAAGGTTAAGAAGGTGGGGAACGACGATGGGATTACAGGCACAGGGAATAAGGATGGCGCAGAAGATGAGCAAGAATGAAATAAAGCAGGCAACCCGTCAGAAGATTAGAGACTTCTTCAACACGAATGGTTGCACGATTGACGAAAAGAAAGCAGGTTCGGTGGATTACGAGGCAATCGGAATCTCCGGCTCCAACCAAAGAATCGGAGCGATTTACGGTTCCCGGGGTGGCGCTTGCGCGATTTGGGTCAAGGAAGAAGTGTGGGAGTCGCTACAGGCGGACGCACGCTACATTCACTTATTCTCCAAGGAATCCGGCCGTAAGGTGACTGATGTGAAGATGTTCGCTCGTGGGTTCCAATGGGCAATCCACTTCTCGGGAACTGACGACGAGGCAATCATCCCCGTGTGCGAGGCCGCATTGAATGTGGGCTCCGGACGCTGGGAGAGAACTCAGAAGAGAAGGGCGACGGAACTTCGCAGGGCATCCGAGAGGGTTGAGCGCGAAGCCAAAATGGCCGAGAAGCGCCGTGACCCGTGGTCTTGAAAAACCGGATAAGGTGAATCAATCCGCACTTGCGCGGACATTCAAGGAAGTTCGAGTTCTCAATGAAAGTGACTTCTCAATAGAAAGGTTCATAAGGGTGGGCATACTCGCTTAGATTAATGAGTCAAAACATTGAGAGTCATGTGACGAACCTACGGGGCATCATCCAAAACTTGCCCGCTAAGAGCCAAAATTTTGCTGAGTCGTTGTGCAGGCAATTCGACAAGAAGGGGTCCTTGAGCCCGAAGCAGGTCTATTGGGTCGAGCGACTATACAACGAGAATAAGGGTCAGCCATTCTCGCAGGTGCGCATGGCGAATGAGCCAGCCGAGGTCAAAATTCTGAGAGAGCATGGCTCCCTTCTAATCAATCCGAAGAATCAGAAGTTCGCTAACGACTTGGTGAACCAATGGGACACCCGAGGATTCATTTCACGCAAACAGCAATTTTGGCTTGAGAAGTTGAGCGAGATGGCATCCGAGGCCGCGGCTTCGATGCCTGTCGAGGTCGGCTTGACCGGCTACGGTGCAGTTTGCGAACTCATCGCACGCTCCGGAGACTCCGGGCAGAAGGCATTGAAGGAACCATCAGTCACTCTTTGGGTCGAATCACCCGATGGCCACACTCACGAACTACGAGTTCGCCAGCCCGGCACTCGCAAGAAGGACAGATGCTTCAACGGCGCTGAGGAACTTGTCGTCGAAGAAGTCGAGAGGACTGTTCGCGCAGTCAGAACTCAGACCTTCCACGGACTCATCAACAAGACAGACAACTCCTACTACCACGCAAAGAACACACCAGCATGGGTCGTGGACGCGCTTGAGAACTTCAAGACCGACCCAATTACCACTCTCGCTGAGATGGGCAGGCTGGCTGGCCGATGTGCCTTTTGCCAGCGTGCGCTTGACGATGAGCGCTCGACCGCTATGGGATATGGCCCGGTATGCGCAAAGAGATATTCCCTCCCTTGGTCACTCAAGACCGCACGCCCAATCATCGAACAGGTTCACGCGGCAGTCAATCTAAAGGCGCTTGAAATCAGACCCGGACTTTGGGCAGTCATCGACCTCGACACCAACACGATAGTCCAAACATTCGACACAATGCACCTCGCCAGCGCGGCTTGCGACGAATGGTCTAAGGTGGAGCATCAGCCCGAG